GGGCGCACGGAACCGTTGACGTCGTACGCCCCGACCTCCAGGACCGACTTCCCCGCGATGTCGGCTTGGGTAACCGTTGAGGCCACCCAAGCCGACACACTCGCATGCACCGCTAGAAGGTCGGAGTCACGAGGCCGGTGCCAGTGACTTCCTGGTGGCTGTTCGCGTAGCGCCGCAGCGTGTACGCGAAGTACCCGTACAGAACCAGCAGAACACCGAGGCTGGCCGCGGCGGCCTGCTCAGCCCGGATGAACTGCGGCGCGTTCGGGTCCTCCCACAGGAAAGACTCCTCCGACGGGATGACGACGATCGAGTCCTCGTTCGTGCCCGCGCCGAGGTTGATCGGCAGGTTGTTGTCGACGACAACAGCCATACCGTTCGGCAGGAGGCCACGGAACCCGGAGCCGTACCGCTCGGCGTAGTTCACGCCGGCCGACCGGTCAGGGATGCCCTGGTTGGCGATCAGCGGCCAGGTGCTGGTCATCTGCGCCGACAGCCAGTACCAGCGCCGGGAGTGCATGACGACCACATCCGGATCGGCCTGGCCGAGCAGAGCAGCCTCCGAGCCAGAGGCCGCCTGCAGGATCTTCGGGTAAAGCTCGGCGCCAGTCGGGGATGTGTCGGTGTAGGCGACGTCGGTGGCGACCGCCAGCAAGCCGGTGGTGGCCTGGTTGATCAGCGTCGAATCGAGCGTGGTGGCGTACCTGCGCTGCAGGTCCCTCATCGTCACGTCCTCGATGCCGGTGCCGCGGTCGATCGCCTGCCGGGACAGGGTCTGCTGGCCGGCCGCGGTCTGCACGTTCTCCGTCAGCAACGTGTCATCGATGTTCGTCTCCGACACCGCCGAGTTCTCCGACGCCTGCAGCGCGGTCGACGTGGCGGTGGTGATCCGGGAGATGTTGACGGTCATACCCTGCGAAGGCAGGTCCAACTTCGTGCAGATGTCCGCGAACGGACGCCGGGCCGCCACCGCAGGGGCGTACATCTCGGTCAGGTACTGCGGGACGGTGAGGCCGGAGAAAGCGCCGGTGCCAGCCGCACGCTCCAGGTACTGGCCGCGCTCAACGCGCTCCTCCTGCATGTGCCGGAGCAGCCGCTGCTCGGACTCCAGGTCCCGGTACAGGAACTGGTTGATGACGTCGCGGATGAACGGGCCGCCGCCGCGGGCGTTGCCGCGGTGGTAGGTCCGCTCCTCGGAGCCGACCCGTGCGACCCGGTCGTACGCCGGCTTCACGGCCTCGGTCTTCCCGTCCGGCGACCGCTGGGCGAGGGCCTGGTCGTTGGCGTCCTCGCGGTCCTTCGCAGCACGCAGCTGCTTCAGGTTCGATTCCGCGCCCGCCAGGTCGGCCTCCGCGCGGGTGTGAGTCTCCATCGCCGAGTTCACCGAGGCGTCCTCATCCTCGGTCAGGCGGGTGCGGCCGTCGCGCTGCGCCTTCTCGTGAACGAACCGTACTTCGGCGAGAGCCTTGTCTCGCCGCTTGACTTCCTGATCCCGGGCGATCTCTGCCGAGAGGATCAGCTCGTCGAATGTCTTCGCCATGTCGGCGTTTCCTTTCAGAGCTGGGGTTGATGTGAACCCACGCCCGCACTGACTGGCGGCGTACTGATCCTCCGGAGCTGACTGCCCGGTGGGTTGTGGGGTGTTACCGGTGGTCCTCAGCGGCTGCGATCCATGCACCGAGTGCGAGAGTGGATCGGCCGGTGAGGTCGTCCCGAACCACAGGCTCGGGGTTGGGCGCGCTGACTGGCGCCACATCTCCAGGTACGATCGCCCGACCCCACTCCAGCAGGCTGGCGAGGGCGGCGCGTTTCGCACCTAGAGGAAGCATCTCGACGTCGTCGAGGATCTCGCGAGAGCGGGCGGCGATCGACGTGTACGGGTTCGCTCCGTAGTTCACAGCGGACACGTCACCGCGGTCGATGTCGAGCTTGGTGATCTTGAAGGTCTCGAAGTCCTCCGACCACCAGCCCTCCTCGAGCATGAACGCGAACGACATCTGGTCAATGTTGCCGTCGTCGATCGCGGTGATCAGATCCGCCACGTCCTGCCGCTTCGGGTTCAGCCAGGCGTCTGCCTCGAGGCCCTCGTTGACCATCTTGAGGGACAGGGTGCGCTCGCTGCCGTCCTTCGCCCGGGTCCGCGCCATCGTCATCCCACGGTGGTTCAGCAGGAACGCGACATCCGGATCGGCGGAGAGGGTCTCGCCGAACGCACCGTGGTCGATGATCTCCTCGTACGGACCGAACATGTCGTACATCTCGTACGGGGTGTTCGTCACCGAGGCGATGCCGACGAGGTTGTGCATCGGCTTGCCGTTCCAGTCGCGCTTCGTGGCGCGCAGCTCCGCGGGGAACGACAGAGAGCGGGCCGCACCGCAGGGCGCGGTCACGGTGACGCCTGCGGACGGGGCGCTGCGGTGGTAGTTCTCCTGCGAAGCACCGGCAGCGCGCGCTACGGCAGCAGCTTTCCGCTCCTCGGCGGCGCGTTCCATCGCTACGGTCATTCCATGCTCCCGGTGAACTTGGGGATCGTGAACGATTCACCATCCGCGGGTTCTTCGATGCGCTCGATAGCGTCGACGATCTTCAATGCCCGATCGAGCTCATCGCGTCGAAGCGAGACCCATCCACGCGCCAGGTCCTCGATGGTCATTGCGGTACTCCTGTCGGCTGAGTGCTTGGTGGCGCGGCTTTGGTTGGGCCGAACAACGTCGTGAACTCCGCGATCTGCTCAGGGGTGAACGGCGGCAGGTTGTCGAGCTCGCGCGCCTCGGATGGGGCCAGGACGCGGGCATCGATCTTCGTCTTGATCACGGCGGCGCGGGTCTGGTCGTCCATCCGCAGCAGCGCCGAGGTGTTCAGCTTCACGTACCTAGGCGCAGGCAGAAGTCTCGACAGCGACCTCTCCCGGCGGTACACGGCGGGGCCGAGGTGCATAATCAGGAACTGCAAGTTGCGCTGCGTGATGTTCGCGTAGGTGATCGACCCTGACGACACGGCCGCGTCGATCAGGTCGCCGGGTGCACCGAAGAACCGGGCGATGTCGCCGATGCCGTATTTCTGCGCTTCGAGCCAGTCGGCCCCGACCGCCTCAGCCTGGAAGGGGTGATACTCCCAGTCCTTGCCTGACACGAAGATGTCGTTGCCCGCGATGGACGTCTTGAACCGGGCCTTCGCTTCCTCGGCCGCTTCCTTGGGGATGGTCGAGAGTTCGCTGTTCCGGAAGTGGCCCTTCGGCACACCACCGGTGCCGTACCAGTTGAGCGCGAACTGCTGCGCGGACTGGTACTGGCCGATGCTCCACGCCGCATACGCGACCGGCGACAACCCGACAGGCAAGCCGGCGATGGTGAACTGCCGCTCGTGCCATACCTTCTCGGCGTCGTAGTCCTTCCCGTCGATCCGGTACTTGACCTCGCCGTTCTTCTCGCGGATGGAGCAGGCGTTGATCGGCTGTAGGTCGATCCGCTGCGGCAAGTTCGCCGCGTTGCGTTCCGTGATCAGCCCGATTGCATTACCTGTCCGGTCGAGGTCGACCTGTGAGGAGTACATCCACTCGCAGATGTCGACGCGCTCACCGCCCGGGTTCACCAGGACCGGTGGCTTCGACATCTCGATCTGGATCTCGTGCTCATCTCCGGGAGCGCCGACCTTGACCCGGCGGAACACGTCGACCGGCATCGTCGACACCAGATCAGCGCGAAGGCGCAGGCACGCCCACACTGCTGAGTGCCGCATCGCCGTGTCATTCGTAACCGGCACCAAGCCGCCCGTCGAGCCGCCTCTTTGGGGGATGAGTTCCCCCGCGCTCCCGATCCCGTAGAGCCGCTGCTTACGGCTGAACAGACTCACTTCTGCTCACCCGGCCGCGACTGCCAACTGGCAACAGCCGACCCGGCGAGCACGACCACGCCGGCGACGGCAAGCGCGGCCCAACCGATCCACTGGTACGTCAACGCGCCAACGCCGGCGGCGAGCAGCAGTAGACCCAGCGCATCGAGAGCGGTGGTAAGGACTTCACGCATCAGCCATCAGTCCTCTCACCAGAACGATTCCATCGGGTCATAGTCGGCGGGCGCGTGCTTCACGAACCCCTGGGTCGAGAGAGTCACCGCGACCACCGGGGCGATGTCTTTCATCTCGTCGCGCTGGTCCCACATCTCCCCGTCGCCCGTCGTCCGCAGCGGAGCGATCCGCAGGGCCTCGGTCAGTTCGTACTGGTCGACATGACCCACCGAGCCGTTCGTGATCCCGTCCCGGTACGCGCCCGTGGCCTGCGCGAACTCTTGGGTCGAGACCGTGGTCACTTCCACACCCTCGGCCTCGAGGTCCGCGACCAGCGCGCCGGCCGGGCCACCGGAGTGCAGCGACACATCCACCACGTCGTGGTCGTTCATCTTGCGGCGGATCAACTCCACCGCCTTCGACGTACCCGGCAATCGGGTGACCGCGGAGAACACCCGATCACCGTGCAGCCACGACACCGAAACTGTGGACGAGGACCGGTCACGGGGGATCGCCACCGCCAGGGCCACCGGACCACTCACGGTCGCGGTCGGATCTGCGAGCTTCCCCCACCGGGCCATATCGACCACCGATGACGCCTCGTCCAGTGGGTCATCCCACCAGCCGAGGCGTTCACGGGCGTACTCAGCCGGCGTGAGCGCCCGTCGCTCGTCGGCAAGGTACTGCCATGAGATCCGGCGGCCGGCCTGCGGGTTGGCCAGTCGCAGGTTCTCCCGGTTGTCCAGTGCGCATCCGACCGCCGTCAGCTCGTGCCGACATTCCTCGGTTGCACACCCGCCCTCCGGGGCGCAGAACTCCATGTAGACCAGACGGCCGTCACCGACGCGCCCACGGTCTCGGATCCCCCGCAGGACACCCGAGACGTCCAGCCCGGCTGATGACCCGTACAGCACCTGAGGGTCGGGCTGAGCCGACAGTGTTGGCAGCAGCGCGCCCATATGGGTCGGCTGCAGCGCGAACCCCTCGTCGAGGAACACGTCCTCACCCGACAAGCCACGGCCGCCGGTCTTCGTGCGGGCCTTGAACTTGATCCGCGCCCCACCGAGGAGCTCGATCTCCTCGTCGCCGTTGCCGCGGCTGATCCGCTTCACCCGGCGATCCAGTGACGGGCACGACTCGATCAGTTCGGTCAGATCCCGGAACGCCTCCTGGGCGGTGGAGAACTCGTGAGCCGACCACACCATGAGCTTGCGGTCGAGGATGAACGCCTTCCCCAGCGCGACCTGCTTGAAGAACCCAGTCTTCATGTTCTGCCGGGCGCAGATGATGCACACCTCGAACGCGGCGTGGCGCCCGTGGCGGTCCATCGCGAACGTCGCGTCCAGCAGGAGCTGCTGCTCAGGGTCCGGAGGGAAACCGGCCAGCGCCGAGAGTTCGCCGACTTCACCACCGAGGGTGCGGGTGTAGTCCGGGTGGGTGAAGTACGCCGGCCTAACCAGCAGATCTGATGCGGTCACGCCGCGCCCTCAGCTCGTCCAGCGGATCGGCAGCGACCTCCGCACCCTTGAGCGCCTCGACCATCACCGCCCGCAGCTCCTTCGACAGCGCCGCGATCGCCGAACCAGTGTCCCGGGGGTTGTTGACCCGCTCGGCCAGAGCCAGCGCCTGCTGACCCAGCGCCGTATCCGCGCGACCGGCAGCCTGGAGCTCTGCCATGGTCGCCGCCACCAAGCCAACAGGCTCATCGGCAGGCGGCAGAGTCACGACCCCACCGCGGCGGCTGCCACGCTTTCGGCACGTCGGACCGCAGTACTTCGCCGACGAGCGCTGCGCCTCGAAAGTCCCGCCGCAGGAGGCGCATTGAGCGTCCATGACGGCCCCCCTTAGTGTGACATCGAGTGACAAGGGAGGGATGCGCGAAGG